TTTTGCCAGGCGGGGACAGTCGCCACCCTTTATTCGACTGTTGTGCCGGCGGGGACAGTCGCCACCCCCTATTACATGACTAATGCCGCCCACCCGAGTGAACGGCATCGCTACTCCTTCTGCCCACTTAATTGGCAGATGAGCTACTTATTGGTGGGGGCCAGGGGGCCACATGGCGGCCATCCTAAATGGTCGCACTGTGCACGTCACAGACGCCGTGGCCTTGTTCCCTCGCTTCCCCCATTTGGTGGAGGCGGGGAGAATTGAACTCCCGTTAAGGTAACTCCGCTACGCAGCATTACCCTCTCACCTGTCGCCCCCATTCACTTACTGACGGTCTTCATCCACTTGGCACGCAGTTCATCATCTGACCCGCACCATTCACGCTGCCAAAAGGCAAAGTCATCAAATGATGTATACCCACAGCATTCCGAGTAGTCAGACACAATAGACCTGTAATGCCCGCCGTCCGGTATAGGCTCCGTACTCTCTTTGAGTTTCGCCCGAAGCCTCTTGTTCAACCCCCTGTCACGCCACCAGAATATCGGGTTCTTTTTGAAACTCCGAGACATAGAATCACCTCACCACATCGGCGTTACATACTTCCCCACGTACCACGGCTCTTCCTGCTTCGGTTGCCATCCATCGAACTGACAAGTATTGCTTGACGGTTGCAACTCTTCGGTATCTCCTAACTGTTTCATCAACTCAAGCCCCGCAACCACGGGGTCAATGCAGTCTGCTCACTTTCCCATATATTTACCTACCCTTTCTTCTCCCTGAATGAATAGATCCCGTCCTTCGCTTCTCTCTGCATGACGGGGAACATCTCAGGGCACGCTTCCATGAGATCCCGCATGATAGACAGTCCCACATTGCGGTGTCCCTCAAGGAAGTAACCCCTGCTGTTGCCCGTGAACGTAGACCTGAACACGCCCGTGAAGGCAAGAAGTCGCCAGATGTAACGGCGAAACCTCAGGTCGTGCATGAGGTCGTAGAACTCCGCCAGTTCCATCCGTCTTGCTTTCCCGTCCTTTTCCTGCTGTGCCTTCCCCTCTGGCTCTTCAGGCTCGAATATCCCTGCGCTCGGCGGGAGCATCACGCGCTACCCCTCTGACCCATCAACGCCCCTATCGCGTTGTTCTCTTTGTTCTCGATCGCCGACATGTCCTTGCCCACCTGTGCCGCCTGCTGTGCCTGCGCCATCATCATCTGCTGCTGCATTGCCCTTGCCTTCTCCGCCCGGATGAAGTCCCGTTTCTTCTCGTCCCTCAATATCTCCGGGTGAACGCCTATCATGTCCCCGTAGATGTGAACAGCCTTGTCGAAGTCGATGTTGTCTATTACGTCAGGGTCTTTACCCGCTTTCGCCTGGAATTCAGCGATTGACCCCACAAAGCCGGAGAACTGTTCAACCTTCTCCATCCCTGCCATCCTCTGCGCCTGTGCGAGGACGCTGATGTATTCCACCTTCAACTCTTCGCCCTCAAGTTCTGCCGGTGGCGGAGGTGCGATACCCGCGTCCATGATGTAACTGAATGCCGTGTCTATGAGCGGGTCAAGCAGGTCAGAATAGAGTTGTTCAAGGACAGGCCCTATCATGAGCATCTTTTCCTCGTGCCGTTCCACGACCTCACGGGCCGTTACATCCCTGCCCCGCATAGGCTCCTGTGCGAACATCAGGAAGAGGTCGTTGAAGAACGATTTGCCTATCCAGTACTGGAGATCGTCCGTCCAAGTCTTGATGCGCTCAGGGTGAAAGTCGATGGAGAACAGAGGCCCGAACTTGTCGCCTGACGGGTCTTGCACGTAGTTCACCCCGCCCGGCAACTGGTTGACCCCTATCGTCTCAAGTGAAGGCGGAGCGACAAGGGGCGGGTCTATGCTCATGTCAAATGCTTTGATGGTCTTTTTCTGAAACTGCTGATAAATCTGCACAATTCCAAGAGCCGTCTCTCCCGGACCCCATCCCCACGGTGCGCCCGGAACGACAGACCATCTGGGTGCGAGTACGGGGAATATTCCGTACCCTGACTCCCTCAGGAAGTTCTTATTCTCGTGCCCGGAGTCCTCGTAGTAGACGCTCCTGAATCCCTTCCCTGCGTTGAAGGGCTTGTCCTCTCTAGCCATCTCGTTGGGTTCCACGAAATGGTCTATCATGACAGGCGTATCCTCGTGATTCTTCGCCAGTTCCCTTAATCTCTCTGAGCAGTTCTTCTCACCGAACCATCGCACAACCGCATGAGCGGGAAGCCAGAACTTGCGCCCGAAGGAATCCACCTTGAGGTCATGTCCCACTCCGAGTACGTATTCCCCGATGGTCAGCGGTCTCAGGCGTATGACTGACTCGTAATCCTTCTCCGTAACGACCGCCGCCGTACCGTAAGGGAGTTCCTTGTAGACGTGATGCAGTCCCTGGTAGACGTTGCTCTGTGAGAATATAGAGTACATTAGATCCTCAATGACCTTGAGCCATGCCTTAGCCGCCTTTGAGCGACCACCTGCCGGGTGTTTTGTGGCAAGTTGGAACCACGGACGGGCAGGACTCGTCAACCCACCCTGCAACCCTGCCGCCATGACGTTGACGGCGTATGTAGGTGCAGGATGGTATATCTCAGCGACAGAGCGTTGTGCGTCAGACGGCTTAGCCCAATCGAACAGCCCGTTCCAAGGCAAAATAAATGCCGTGATGTCTTCCCACCACGGCTGCATTGGTTCTCTGAGTGATTCCAGTTCCTTCTGACGGCGCTTGACATGCTTCATCAACGCCTCATTTTCGTATTGAGCCATCCGCCGTCAACTCACTCTCCTAATAGTTTTTTCTTCGCCACGGGTGCGGCTCCGAGCAGACCTTGAGAACTGGTCGCCACGGTGTCCTCGCGTCCGTATGCCGCAGCGCGTCTCCTGCGCTCCGCCTCGATGCCACGGTTGACCTTGTCGCCCTCATCGTTCTTGACGGGAGGAGGTGTAATCTTCGGGACAGTGGGATTAAATATGCACATGCTATTACCTCGCTTTCAGGGGATCGTATTTATCGGCGTTACTGAAACGGTTCTTAGCCGTATTCGACCTGTCTGTCACTTTCAGCTTTGGTCTCACGGGAGCCGCGAAGGTCAGGACTAACGCATCCGCAATGTCAGGCGACCTGCCCCCGCGTTTCTTGATATCGTCCTTCGCCTCAAGCACCATCCTGTCCGATGAGTCCATTTTGTATGTCGGTGATACGAGGTCGGTCTTGAGGTCAGGCATGTTCGGCAATGCGCCCCCTGCCTCTATCCACTCCCGGCACTTGTCCCACATCTCGGAGCGTTTATTGGCGTACCTCACGGGATCGGCAGCCTTGCCCCCAAAGTTGACCTCTATCGCCGGATAACCTAGCTGTCTAAGCCTGTCTATAACTCCCTCGCCGCGTCCAGCGTCTATAAAGAGCGCGTCTGGTTGATGATGGTCATATTGAGCCGCTATCCTCTGAGCGAGCGTCATGTTGTCCACGTCGGTGAAGACTATCGGTTCGTGACACCACAGCCCCTGCCTCAGGACTATGACAGAGCGGTCATCCCCGAAGCGAGCAACGTCAACTCCCAGTATCTTCGGCGCTCCCCTGACATCCGCAGGAGTGATGGTCTTCTTGCACGCCGCACTAACGAGGTCTATTGTGATGAGCGTGTCATCGCTTGATGCTGAGAAGTCGCACAAAAACTCCTGCCTGTAGGCCGCATCGCTCATGGTCGCCTTCGCCATCTCGAGTTCTTTTTCCGAGATTATGCCCGTCTCATCCACCCTGTATATCGCCGCATACCAGTCATCCAGGGTCTGTGCGTATTCGTACAATTCGTAAAACAGATTCATGCCCTTCGGAGTGCCGATGAATACTGCCCACCCCTGACGGTCAACCAGTGTAGGCCGGACTATCTCTCCCCACACTTCAGGCTTCATCTGCGCTACCTCGTCCATAACAACGCCGTCAAGGTACATACCCCTGATAGCATCGGGATTATCTGCGCCCAAAAGCATCATCCTGGAATCATTAGGCAGGGAGATCGTCAGTTCAGATTCCGATATTTTCACGTCCGGGACCGGCTGAACGAACCGCTTGAAATAGTCCCAGGTATTCCTCTTCGCCTGCTTCAGCTGCGGAGCCATGTATGCATACCGTGCATTCGGAACTGTGACCGTCAATGCCTTTTTGATCATGTGATTGACCGCGCAGACAGTTTTGCCAAGCCGCCTGTGAGCCACAATGACCGAGAATCTATGGGAGTCCATCTGGGAGTGAATGACATTCTGCGGATACCTGGGATGATATGGAATGACTATCTCATTCATCTATTGCCTCGTCAGCGGTCTGCCACCTGATTAACAAGGGGCCGCCGTTTTTGCCTGTGTGCTCAAGGTACTTCTCGTCCCTCCAACCGTAATTGTTTTTGAGATTGAAAATGATTCCAGGAGTGAAGGTTGATTTATCGTTCAAGTGTTCCTCAAGCCACCGGAGCACTTTTGCTTTCGCTGTTTTTATAGTGTCGGAAAACTCTTCTTCCGAAGCATAGTTAATCAACTGTTCCCGATCTAAACCGCACGCCATTGCAAGCCCCGTGACCGTGTAAGGCTTATCCTTTTCCTCGCACTCGGCAAAATAGGCATCAATTTTGACCTGCAATTCCTCGGCAGTTTTATATTTTCTAGGTCTGCCTGTTTTTGCCATGATCTCACCTCCGTTTTAGACTTTATTTGCACCGATAGAGCCGTTTATTGATATTGCTTTTTGCCAGTTTTCGACAGTGCTTTGAAAATCGCTCTGGGAGTTTATGCAGGGATATCTGAAACAATCCCAGAAGGGATTCTCACCTTTCACTTTCTTGTCCTCTTCGGGATCGTCAAGATATCGCATTTTCAACACCTCCCTGTTTTTGGACAACAAAAAAGGCCGAGCCCTTTTCGGACTCGACCAGAAAAACACATCTCTCTCCAATACTTTTATACCACGGATTTAGGTCTCAAAAATGCCAAGATAATGCCAGGATTCATCCCTGATTCTAAACATAAAGATGGGACTATAGACCTATATACATTTGTACATCTATCAACGACAATATACTCAGCAAGATCAAACACAAGGAGGGGTCGGAGATGGAGGTAAAGCATAATAGTTTTTGCGTTGACGGAGGGCGTTTTATAGACATGCCCTTCAACGCCTGTTTCACGGTCAACCCATGCAAGGGTTGCCAATATTGGGACTACGAGAAAGAGGGCTGTGGTATAAAGCCCGAAATCAAGAAAACAGCATAAGCCCGAAACGGCCTTCGGGCCGTCTGGCCGTGATGCGGTCACCGACGAGGGCACAAAATATATCTAGGAGGTGTTAGAAGTGAAAAGATGGGACAAAATAACAGAAAACGGGATAGGCATTGTGGCATGCGAAGATGATGAGAAGTTTCTCCTTCTTGAGGGCGGGTACTCCATACTTCATTTTCATACCACGGACGGGAAAACTCACGTCGACGAATACACCATTGATGATGAGTTTTTCGACGAGATTAGGGCCAATGAAGAGAAGGCTCTCGCAGAGTTCGATTTCGCAAACGGGGTGCCAACTCGCACGTGGAATGACGAGAAATCATACTGGGAGGGCAAGTTTCCGGACTTCTCTTTCGGGCTGTGACTCCAATAGGAGGTGGCAGAGGTGGAAAAGGTTAAGGTAATTGTAGGATGGAGCGACAACACGATATCCAAGAGCGTGGTAACAGTCCGCAAGGATGGTAAGGTTATTAACGCCATAGCGCGTTACGGAACAGCAATGCGCGAGGCATACGGCGATAGTGTGGTAGGCATCACTAATTGCAGGGGATACCTTTGGGTTGGTCATAATATCGACACAAGCGCATGTCCGGCACTTGCGAATTGGAGCCACGCGACACAGAGCGACAAAGACGGCGTTACTTGGGACACGCTATAATAACACCACAGGGGCGTTAACCCGCCCCTTATTTTTTTACCCGTGAGGTGATATAATGGACATGACCACGGCTCCCGAAGCTGCGAAACTCCGGGGTGTCAACAGGCAGCGCGTGTGCGAGATGGCACGGAACGGACAGATACCTGGGGCTAAGAAGATCGGCGGGATCTGGCTCATCCCCGTTGAGTGGGCTAAGCGGCCGAACAATAAACGCAACCAATGAAAACGCTTTTAATATTCCGTCCCGTTCGGTTCCATGCACCCGGAAGCATAGTTACCAAAGAGCGTTTTTTGAATCCTTGAAAATCGGGTTGCAAGTGGGAAAAACAGGGAAGGGTAAAATCACCGGCTGATTTTTCAAGAAATACCCAGAGAGAAAAGAAAAGGCGAGGGTAAATTCCCCCGCCTTTTTGTTGTTTTCTAGACGATAAATCCGGGATCAAGAAAATGCCAGGATTCGGTCATTTCATCTCCTCCCTCCTCTTGGCTTCGTCTATGTGAGTCATCTCTGCCACCTCCTAATCATCGCTTTCCCCAAACGGTCCCCAGAGTTTACGCGCCACATGCTCTATCGCCCGTCTCCTCTGCCTGAAAAACTCCCGCTCCGATATGTTCAACTCACACGCTACCTCGATTCTGCTCAATCCCTGCCAGTAGTACATTGCGATCAAATCCTTTTGCAAGTCCCGCAGATATTCAACGCCATCCTGGATCGCCTGTAGTTTCATTGCCAAGGAGAGGTATTTGTAATCATGCTCTTTCTTGATAACCACGCTCTCTTGATACCGACTGATGGGTCTGACGGAACATTTGCCGACCAGGATGTACTCACCGGAATGACTTTCGAGCCAATCTTCACGCTGACGTAATGCCTTTTTGATGCTCGGATATTCGTATAACGCCTGCTCGGTAGCACGGAAATAAGCACGGGGAATCACGCCGGAACCTCCCAGACGAACACATGTGTTTCCGGGTTGCCCTTCCCCGTTACCTCTATCTGCTCCGTCAAGTGCCATATCTGCCTATCGTCATCCCATATACCCGCACCTGTCAGAGCGTCCAATAAAGCCTTGAGCCTGTTGTCTATATCCCATCTGCCACGGGACTTCACGCGGTAGACGACCAGAACGGCGACTTTGCAATCTATCGAATCTCTTTTCCGGTAACATGCCCTCGCTTCGTAGATCGCGCCGTCCTTCCATGCACTTGCATCCCGTGTCATGTAAAGTCCTGCTCCCTTACCCCGTTTCCTGTATGCGTGATTCACCGTAGGCGGAAGGCCGGACAGTTGTATCGTTGCTGTCGGTGTCCGTTTATAAGTATCGTTGAGCGTTCCTAGCACCTTAAGCGGCATCGGAGTCTCAACCTCTATCATTCAGCCACCCCCAAATGGTACTCAAGGCACTTGAGCAGGATTTTGAAAGGTCGCTTCCTCATGCGATCACCTAAAACGGCACATCCGCGTCATCGTCCATAACGCTCTGGATGTCCGATATAAACTGGTCTTCACCCGATTCCGCCTTCTCCTTCACCTTCTTGACCCAAACCGGCTTGTAAACGACGCTTCCGGCTAAAATCTCGCTGACCTGTCTTTTCGTGCCGTCCTTTGCGTCATACTCCCTGTGCCGGATCTTACCCTCAACCCTGATGGCGTCGCCCTTACTGAACTCCATTGCTATGACCTCGGCAAGTTCCCCGAACACCGACACGTTATGCCACGTCGGGGGCTGTTCGACCCACTCGCCGTCTTTTTTGTAACTGTTGTTGGTCGCAATGGAGAAGTTACAGACCGCTTTGCCGTTGTTAAGATGCTTGACTTCCGGCTCCCTGCCGATGTGCCCCATAACGTCCGCTTTATTCAGATTTGGCATCGAAACCATCTCCCCTCATATATTCCTTGCAGAGGCTAATCAGGTAATTATGTTTGTCCTTCGCACTCTGCTCCGAAGCCTCGACAATCGGGCCTCGCTGAGTGTCCCGAACCTCTTTCCACAGGCTATACGCCGCCGCATAATCGACCGCTGCTGAAATGATGGCTTGCGGGTTCATGAAAGCCCCTCCGTTTTCATCTTCCTGTACGCCAGTTCAAGGAGGGCATACCCTATAACGTCCCGTATGGTGTCCTCTATCGACTCGTCAACCTGGGCCTTGGCACCCGAGAGAAGGTTCTGCAACCGGTGGTACTTATCCCCCAGCCGTGCGCCAAAACTGACCTCGCCCCACTCGTCACGGAGCCGGAAATAGGAATTGCCGTAGTCATGATTCTTGCGCTCAACGATGTCAGCAACCTCTTTGGCGATCTCGTGAAATACGCTCATCTCCCCTCCACCCACCTTTCACGCCAACAGGGGCAGGGCGTAGATATCC